TGCGGCGCGCGGAGATCAACAAAAAGCAGTTCCGCCAGCTGGGCTACGGGCGGTTCGTTTTCACGCCGGAGCTGGGCGATGGAGACACGCAGGAGCGCCTGGCCGAAATCATGGACGTGGCCCTGCTCGCGGTGCTCGGCCAGGAAGGCTGCGCCGCCGTGGACGCGGCCGGTGGCGTCAGGGGGCTGCAGGCCGCGTGGCGCGCGATCGTCGATGAGACCTACGGCACGGCGGGCGCAGAAAAAAACTCGTCCGGCGCTGGGAGTGGGAGTGCGACCCCCGGCGCCGCGACTACTGCGCCGCATGCGGCCGCCGCGAGCGCTGCGCCGGATGCGACTACGGACGACCGCCCGAGCTGATGCCCGAAAACGCCGACGCCTGGGATCTATGGCGCGCGGCGCAGACGCAGTGGCGGGCGGGCGGCATGGGGGTGGTCGGGCTGGACTACGCCGAGGTCAGGCGCTGGGCACGCGATTTGGGCCTCGCCATGACCCCGGCCCTGTGGGGCAAAATCTGGGCGCTTGAGCGGGCCACGCTTAAGGCGCAGCACGCGAAGGGGGCGGACGATGCAGCCGGAAGTCAGAGTCATCGGGCTTGAAAACATCGCCGCCCGCGTGGAGGCCTGGAAATCCAACAGCCCCAAAGCGCTCACCAACGCGATCAAGACCGAGGGGTTCAGCCTGCGCATGACGCTGATGCAGGCGATCCGCATGAACCGCATCGCCCCCGGCGTGCAGCTGAAAGAGCTGTCCATGATCGCCCGCACGCTGCGGCGGCGCAAAGGATTCAGCGTGCGCCAGCCCAAGCCGCTGCTGCGCCTGGCCTCGGGCGTGACCTATCAGGTCGATAACGCCGCGGTCGAGATGCGCGTGGGCTTCACGGCGCGCTCGCCCCTGTGGGTGCGCACCGCCGCCAAGCGCCAGCAGGAAGGCTTCACGCGCCCGGTCACCGAGAAAATGCGCTGGTTCATGGCGGCTGAAGGCGCCCGCCGCCTGGCCTCGCGCAGCCGCCGCGCGCGCCGCACCGGCACCCCGCTGATGCTGCGCTACTCCACCCGGCGCTTCACCATCCCGCCGCGCCCCATCATCGATCCGTTCTGGCAGCACCAGGAAAAACCGTCCTCCGAGCGCATCCGGCGCAACTTCCGCATGATCATGGCCGGCCAGGTCGCCCCGGGCGGCGTGCTGCACAACGTCCAGGAAATGATCAATTGGTGACACCATGGCAGACGCCAAGCTCGAAATAGTGCTCGCCGCCCGAAACGCCAGCCAGCAGGCGTTCGCGCAGTATAAGCGCGACGTGGAGTCCGTCGGGCAGAGCCTCAACTCGCTTAAAGGCATCATCGCCGGCCTGGGCGGGCTCGCGGCGCTCAACCGGGCGCTCGACCTGGCGGCCGCGGGGGCGGCGATCGACCGGCAGGCCAAGGCCTTCGACAACCTCGCCGCGGCCTCCGGCGCGAGCTCCAAGCGCATCATCGAGGATCTCAAGCGCATGTCGCGCGGGTTCGTGGCCGAGGCGGACATCGTCAAGGCCGCCGGCACGGCCATGATGCTGGGCATACCGGCCGACAAGCTATCCGACCTGATGAAGATCGCCGAGGCGACCAGCCGCCAGACCGGGCAGACGGTTACGCAGGCCTTCGACGACATCTCCCGCGGCGTGGCGCGCGAGTCCAAGCTGATCTTGGACAACCTGGGCATCATCGTCGACGTCGAGAAGGCCAACCAGGAGTACGCGCGCAGCCTGGGAAAAACATCCGCCGCGCTCACCGAGGCCGAGCGCCGGCAGGCGTTCATGAACTCGGTGCTTAAAAGTGGCGACGAGCTGGTGCGCCGGATCGGCGGGGCGGCGGGCGACATGGACGACGTCAACCGCATGGTGGCCAAGCACGCGGACCTGTGGAACGAAGTGTCGCGCGCCATCGCCCGCGCAATCAACAAGGACCTGCCCGCGTACCTCAAAGCGATCGACTGGATCACGGAGAAGCTCAAGGGCGCGGGCGGCGGCGGGGCGCCGGACGGGGACGCGCTGCGCCGCGAGATCGAGATGCTGCGCTCGCTGGAGGCCAAAGGCATGGCGCAGCCGGGCTCGGCGTGGGCCAAGCAGGCCGAGTACGCGCGGCGGTTCGGGGCGGGGTCCGAGGCGCTGGCGGCCGACGAGCGCCGGTCGGCCGAGTGGCGCAAGCCCGACTGGTACGCCTCCTGGCGCGAGCGCGAGGGGCAGTATGCCGCGGACACCGAGGCGCAGCAAAAAGCCGCGATCGAGGCGCGCGAGCGCTGGCTGAAGGACCAGCAGGACCGCGCCAAGAAGGCCGCCGACGAGACCAAGCGCCAGCTGCAGGCGCTGACCGACGAGGTGAAAAAGGCGCGCGAGGATTTCGACCTGGCGCTGATGGGCGGCTCGCGCCTGGACGAGTATATGGCCGGGGGGCAGAACGAGAACGCCATCCTGCGCATGCACCAGGAAAACGCCGCGCGGCTCGACAAGGAGCTGCTGGGGCAGGGCTCGGAGGCCATGATCGCCGACCAGCAGGCGTTCGACGAGTGGAAGCGCAGAACGCAGGACTCCTTCAATATCATGACCGAGCTCTCCGAGCGCACCGCCGAGCGCATGCAGGACAACTTCTCCGACCTGTTCTTCGATGCATTCAAGGGCGAGCTTAAAAGCCTGGAGGACTACGCCAACGCCATCTTCGACTCGATCCTGCGCGCCGCCGCGGACATGGCCGGCCAGATGATGACGCAGGCGATATTCGGCTCTAAGGCGGTGGGAGGCACGGCCGGCGGCGGCGGCCTGCTGGGCTCGATCATCGGCATGTTCGGCGGCGGTGGCCCGGAGCAGCTCGGGCAGTACAGCGCCAAGGGCAACGTGTTCGGGCCGGCGGGGATCATGGCTTTCGCGCGCGGCGGCGTGGTCGACCGGCCGACGGTGTTCCCCTTCGCCCGAGGAATGGGGCTCATGGGCGAGGCGGGCCCCGAGGCGATCATGCCGCTCAAACGCAATGCCAAGGGCGAGCTTGGGGTATCCGGCGGAGCGGGCGGAGTCGTGGTCGAGATGCACAACCACGGCACCCAGGCGAGCGTCAGCGAGCAGGTGGACCCGTCAGGCTTGCGCCGGCTGATAATCAACACCGTGGCGGGCGACGTGGTATCAGGCGGGGACATCGCCAAGGCGCACCGCGCCTACTTCGGCGCCCGTCCGCGCGGGAGGGTGTAATGCCGCAGGCCTGGCCGGTAACCGTGACCAGCATCGTTATCGAAGACGGGTATGTCCAGGGACTCGCCGACAACGCCGTGCGCCAACCGACCGACTCCGGCCGCTACATGGCGCGCCGGCGGGGCTCCGCCGGCGGGGCGCCGCTTACCTTCCAGCAAAACGTGACGACCGCGGAAATGAGCGATCTAACCACGTTTCACGACACCACGCTCAAATACGGCACGCTTGAGTTCACCCGCGCGCACCCCGGCACCGGCAGCGATGTCACCATGATGTACATGGCGCCGCCCTCGTTTTCGCCGGCCGAGCCCGGCCGCTGGATCGTGACGCACCAGGTGTGGGTGCTGCCATGAGGACCGGATTCTCTAGCACGTTTCTTTCGGCGGCCTACGCCGAGACCACCGGCGAGGCGCTGATCGCGCTCGCCGCCATCGAGCACGCCGACCTCGCCACGCCCCTGCGCCGCTCGCGCAACTCGGCCAACGTGACCAGCAACTCCAACACCTACACGGCGGCCTACATGCAGCTGCAGCGCGCCGACGATTCCGACCAGCCCGGCCGCGCGCGCTTGGTGATCGGGGACGCCGACCTTGCGATTACCCGCGCGCTGCGCACGCTCTCCGGCAAGGTGAACGCGCCCACGGTGACGCTCTCGCTGGTGCTGGCCGACTCGCCCGACACGGTCCAGGGCGGCGCGGTGACGATGTACCTGCGCGAGTGGGTCAGCGACGGACGGCTGGTGACCTGCACGCTGTCCTACGAGGACACCGAGAACGAGCCCTGGCCTTGCGATCTTTTCACCGCGGCCAACGCTCCGGGGATGTTCTGATGAGCTCGCTCGACACGCTGCGCGTCATCGCTTCGCTTTCAGTGCTGGCGGCGGGGTTTGCCATTCCGCAGCTGGGCGTGTTCGGCGCGGGGCAAATGCTCGCCGGCTGGGGCGGGATGGCCGGGGCCGCCGCAGTGTTGGGCGGATCCCTGCTGGTCAACGCCGCGATCCCGGCGCAGAACAACAAGATCAACGCATCGCCGGGGGCGCCCTCCTACGCGCTCAGC